GACGGAGAACAAGATGGAGTGTAGACTCCTTCTGAATATTGTAGTCAGCAAGTGTCTTTCCGTCCTCGAGCTGCTTGCCCGCGAAGATCAGGCGCTGCTGATCAGGCGGGATGCCCTCCTTGTCCTGAATCTTCTGCTTCACATTCTCAATGCTGTCGCTCGGCTCAACATCCACCGTAATCGTCTTACCCGTGAGTGTCTTCACGAAAATCTGCATGCCACCGCGGAGACGCAAGACCAGATGGAGTGTAGACTCCTTCTGAATATTGTAGTCCGCAAGGGTCTTTCCATCCTCGAGCTGCTTGCCCGCAAAGATCAGACGCTGCTGATCAGGCGGGATGCCCTCCTTGTCCTGAACCTTCTGCTTAACATTCTCAATGCTGTCGCTCGGCTCAACATCGAGAGTGATCGTCTTGCCAGTAAGAGTCTTAATGAAAATCTGCATTTTGTATATAGTAGTTTGGTATACTGGAAAGTTAGGCGGCGGCGCCGTTCAATTTTTTGGATTTTTTTCAATTTCCTAATCTATCTGTTTTGGCTGAATTTCAGTAAAAACAGATATAGTTGTTATGGGTGTATTTAAACACCACCGCGGAGTCTTAAAACCAAGTGGAGTGTAGACTCCTTCTGGATATTGTAGTCACTGAGCGTCTTGCCATCCTCTAGCTGCTTGCCCGCAAAGATTAGGCGCTGCTGATCCGGCGGGATGCCCTCCTTGTCCTGGATCTTCTGCTTGATATTCTCAATCGAGTCTGACGGCTCAACGTCGAGCGTGATCGTCTTGCCAGTAAGGGTCTTCACGAAGATCTGCATTCTATATTCCAGCCGGACATTTCTTTTATCTAGGAAAGTACGGATTTTCAATTTTTCCGCGTTCCACGACGGTTCTTGCGATTGCGGCGAGTCTTTCCCTTACGTCCGCCCCACACCGCCATACCTCCAGGAGCCTTTTTCTGGGCGAGTGCTTTCGCATTAAAATTATTTCTGGTAGTAGTATTTTGTTTATTCATTTTGTATGTTTGATAAATATTAGGATGCGCCAGCGCCTCGTCGTCTCCGTATCCCCAGTGGTGTGTGATATCCCTCCGCCGCTGCTTGGCATTTTGCCAAACATTAGCCCCCCTTCTAGCTTTTTCTTTCTTGTAATTTGTATATTTTTTTTCACTATAATTCCTCTTGGCTCTAGCCTCATTATTGGTATTCATAAAAACCGCATGATGAAGCTTCTGTTTTGCCTTTATTTGCATATTTCTAAGATAATTTAATGCTCTATTCTTAAACGAAAGCGAGGACATTCCCTATACTTATATATTAGATTTTACAAGAGCCGGGCACTCGGATCTGTAGTACCTGGGCTCCACTTGGGCATCCAAAAATACGGAACATTCGTCTTCTCATACTGTTTTCCATACCACGTGTAATAGATGTTTCTGTAAAAATATTGCTCTTTTGTTGTCGGTTGTGGCGCCCGCCATTCGACTACCGCTCTCTCTTTCCAATTCTCGGGTACAAGATCTTCTACGCGCTCCTTTATCTCTTCGAACCACGATTTCTCTGTACTCGAGACACCGTCGCTAAACGCCTCCTTCTTCCGCCATAGAACTGATGGCGGCAATGTCACGCCATCGTCAAAAGCGCGGCGTAAGATCCATTTCTCGCACCTTTGTTTCGTTGGTCTGCGCCACTCTGTCGCAATGGATCGTGCGACTGCCACGAACTGCCGATCCAAAAACGGTGTTCTCGGCTCCAAGCCATGGCTGCTAATACTGCGATCCGATCGCAACACATCAAACATATGTATATCTTTCAAGAGTCGTTCCGATTCTTCCTCAAATTCCCTGTCAGTCGGCGCCCTAAAAAAATAGAGATACGAACCAAAGATTTCATCTGATCCGTCGCCATTAAACACGACTTTGCACTCAGTCTGTTTCTTGATTTCTCTTGAGACGAGCCAATTACCAACACTGGCTCTGACGGTTGTCGTATCATATGACTCAATGTCTTGAATGACCTTAGGTATTGCGTTGAAAAAATCATCCGGTGTTAAAAGAACCTCAGTGTGATCCGACCCTATCCACTTTGCAACTTCTCTAGCAAACTTCATATCCGTCGATCCAGGCATTCCAATACAGAATGTCTTCAGCGGCGGCTTTCCTAGCTCTCTCAACTGTCTCGCAACCAGGGACGCAATTAAACTACTATCTACGCCACCCGATAAAAGTGCGGCGACAGGTCTCTCCGTCATTAAGCGCTTCTTCACGGCTTCCTCTAAAGAGAAACGAAGAGAAGCACACGCCATGTCAAGACCACTCGGATGCGCCGGTGTAAATATCGGATTCTTTAGCCATGAGATAGAATGATACTGTTCGATATGTAAGCGTGTAGCATCTTTTAGACTGTATGTATGATACGTTCCAGGTAAAATGGGAGATACTGTAGTACAGTAAGGATACAGAGCCTTCATTTCACTGGCAAAGATACGTGTGTAAATATTGCCAGATAAATCATTCACGATTCCCATATATAATGGTCTAACGCCGTAAGGGTCACGCGCCACAATGACACGATCGCGTTTCTCGTCAACAATCGCCATGGCAAAGACACCATCAAAAGATCGAAATAATGACTTCAGATTATCGGCATACTTGTTGTAAAGATGACCAATGACTTCACAGTCACTTCCGGATACTGTAATAATTTCATGCTCTTCCTTAAGTGCATCAGAGTTGTAAATTTCACCATTACACATCCAATGAACACCATAAGACGACCAAGGTTGCATACCTAGCGGATTCAGACCATTGATTGCGAGTCGTGTAAATCCCATGTGCGCCAAACCATTAATATCCAAGAGCCGTGTACCTTCCGGACCACGAGCCGTTAATTCATCAAGACCCTTTTCTGGTTTAAATAATTCTAGACGGTTGCCTATGAGCATCCAGATTCCACACATTCTTTCTTAGAAAAAATATAAGGAAAAGACAGAATGGACGCAAGTGAAATCATTAAGAAGCTTCAATCACAGGCTCAGTATAGATTTTTCAAAGAGAAACTTGCTGTAACGGCGCCCACTGTAAATATCAGCACATGCGGCGCAATTATACCGGCGTCAACAGGTAGAACACTGAACTTTCCCAATTATGTAGAGAAACAACTTCTCTTTAAAGGTAAACTCTACTGTAGTTCATGTACAAATTCATGCGGTTGCTAGAACTAGTGGACGATTCATTATAATATAACGCAGAGGTTGTTTCATCGAGAGAAAGCTGTGAATCTTTCCTTCGTAGAAATGCGTGTCCATTGGCGCCCCCGTTGGAGGAATTGCAGCGACGTACTCCTTCTCCAGAACACTTTTTAGTGAGGCACCCGCCTCCTTCAGGCGAAATGAAATCCAGAGCTTATTGTCAAGGGGAAATGTCTCGAAAATACCGATCTCATTCTCTAGGAGCCGCCGTTCAAACTTAAGATCAGCAAAACCCTGCTGGAGAAGTGACTGTAGTGTTGACATACTGATATACGGCTATATGTTTGATACTCATTTCAATTTTACCTGTTCGTGCTTACCAGGATAAATTAATGACCATGTTTAAGAAGGATGAATCTAAATCTAGATGGATCTCTTTATGAGCTCGTATCACGAGGAAATAAAGATGTATATTTTCAAGAAGACTCTCTTGAAGCGCAAAGCCTTTTTGACAACCGCTATGGACCTACGGCGCCAGTTATTCATGAGCTCAGGCGATTGCCGCCTCTCAACTCAATAGACTTCGGGCGTTCCTCTGAATTTCAACTCGAAGTCGCCGGCGATTTTATTGTATCTCCTACGCTCGTCATTGATTTACCGTCATGGCTGCCGCCTAATTATGTTGTAGCTAATTTGAACGGCGTTATTCAGGATAGTGCTGGTATCTCATATGGATATACGAGCGGAATCGGATATTTTTTGTTCGAGAAAATCCAGGTTCTCCAGGACAATATTTTACTTCAGGAATTCAGCGGCGATTCACTCTGGATTCAGAGTCGGTCTCGCGGCTCTCTGAACTCCGCTTTCCTAGAGAATACACTTACAGGGATACATGACGGGTCTGCGCTGTCAATCGGTCGCAATGCTACACCAGGTCGTCTTCGGCTGCAAATACCGCTCATCGGATGCCAAGCATTAGAAGAAGGTGGATTTCCGTCCCTCTGTTTACCGAACCAGAGTTATAAAGTTCGCGTGTATTTACGGAAGTTGGAAGATCTTGTTGAGGCGAGTGACGGGCGTGAAAAACCGGCTCCTTGGGGCTCTAGCTTGCGCTTACAGACTCAAAGAGAAGGCGCATTTAGTGAGTTCACGACACTCGAAAGACTGAAGATTGGCGCGCCAACTATTTATCTTGAAACGAGACATATCTATACAAATGAGGATACGCGCGCTGGGCTAAGAGCGTCATCCCTCGACATTCCTTTCGAGCGCGT